TATTGAATAACTAAATAAGTCATAAATAAAATAGAAAACTTTAATCGGTTCATAGAATTAAAGAAAGCCATTAACAATCATCTCCTTTGATTATTAAATATAACATCCAGTGCGTTCAAATATTTTAAGCAATTCTATCGTATCGTTAAAAGTCAACTCTTTTTCATTACGGATACTATCAATCATTTTCGGCGAATTTCTTAAACAGGTATGCGCTACTAATAAAAAAGCGAATTTATTTGCTTGATATTCCTTTTCTTTTTTATCTCTATCGGTTAATAGGTCAATATCAAATAAGTTGTATCCGCCTTTATGCAATATAACATGACCTAATTCATGCGCCAAAGCAACCTTTTTATGGTTGATGTCTATTTTTGAATTAATAACAATATCCTTTGAAAAAGGTGTTTTTATTAACAGTCCTTTTAGATGCTTTGGTAGTGATCTATAATGAACACTAATTCTTAAATTCTTGGCAATAACATCCGGGTCATTCGACCGATTTTCTTTAATAATATCTAACACAATAGGATACATTCGTTTCATACTACACCCCTATATAATTATTTTTTATTCCTTTCATCTTTACGTGATGAAATAACCCCTTTAATCACATTTTCAACCATTTTCTTCTCTTGCTCAGTAAGTTCATAATCCCCATAGAACATCACTTTCACATTTTTGAAGTCAACATTTAAGGCATCACTTTTAATAGGTGGTACCTCTTTTGTTTGCTCAGTGCTATCTAAAAAATACGAGATAGGAACGTTAAAATAATCCGCTATGATTTGTATTTTATCTGCTTTAGGATTTGAGCGCCCCTTTTTCCAATCTGTAAGTGATGCCGTTGAAATTCCAGTATCTTTAGAAAGTCTGTACGCACTTATATTATGTTGACTCAATAGAGCTTCTATCTTACTATATATGTTTTTGTTGCTCATGATTTAATCTCTTTTAAGAAATTTTATAAACGTTTAATTGGACATTCTCGCAAAAACATAATATTATGAAATTACGAGATAGCTAATGAAAACGAGATTATAAATCACGTAAAAATTAGCTAATAAATATTAGTTAATTTTAATATATCAGAATCGAGGTGATATAGCAAGATGTATGGAAAAATTGAAAAGCTTTTAAAAAAGCATGGCATAACTGCATATGCATTAAGTAAAGCTACGGGCATTTCTACGGCAGCAATGACTGACTACAAAAAAGGTCGTTCAAAACCTAGCGTAGATACGCTAAAAAAAATTGCCGATTATTTCGGTGTAACAGTTGATTATTTTTTATAAAAAGGAGAATGTATGGACGAATTCTATGGAAAAATTAGTTTACACAGTTAAAGAGGTTGCTGCGTTACTGTCGATATCAGAAACAGCGGTATATAACCTCAGAAATGAGGGCAAGTTACACCAGTTACCGATACCCGGCGTGAAATTCAACCGGAATGAGGTTGAGAAATTAGCAGGGCTGACAACGGAGTTTAACATTGTCAGATATAAACAATTGCAAACAGAAAACGAACGCTTGCAATCAGAAAATCGGTATCTAAGAGGTGAAATTAGAAAAATCACTAGCCAAATGCTAGTGATTACAGGAGATTTAAATGATTAAGTTGTGTAATGGAATGAAAATCATATCAGCAATATTAGTTATTGGTGGTATGGGTAGCTTAGAACTAGACAACATCGATATGTGGACATTCTTTTGTCAGAGTATGTTAGGTGTAACGATGTGGATACTAAGCAGTAAATGGGAAGAAGAAATAGAGTTTTATAAAAATGAAAAAGTCCGCTGGTGAAAAGTAGAAGAAGTTCAGCGGACTTAGTAGAGAAAATATAAAATTACTCTATTTATATTTTAACACAAGTATAAGGAGAAATAAATGGAAGCAGTTGATGTAATTGTACAACCAGCTATCGAGCCACAAGTAATTGATAGCAATTTAACTATGACATGGAATAACGCAGAACTTGCGAAGTACCTTGAAGAAAAACTAGAAAAGTATAACGGCTTAGTTGTTACAGAAGATAACCTAAAAGAGATGAAGTCGGTATTAAAAGAGATTGTATCTATCCGTACTAAGCTGACACGATTTGGTACGGATAAAAAACGTGAGTTAAAAATTCCATACAATACATTTACCGCAGAGTTAGAACAGGTGCTTGCAGTTGTAAGCCGAGTGGAAAACCCTATCGCAAATCAAATTGGTGAATTTGAACAACAAGAGATGATGAAACGTAAAGAAACAGTATTGAAAATGGTTGAAGATAAAGCACACTCATTAGGCATTAGGGAAGAATATAAAAACAGAGTTATGCCAAACCATAAATGGTGGGAAAACAAAACAGCTAAGATGTCCGATGTAGCGTTATCTGTTGAAGAAATGCTGAAAGGTGTATTAGAACAACAACAAAATGATGATGATCTAAAACGTATGCAAGCTGAAAAAGTTGAAATGATTAAGATGAAAATTGACTTATTTAATCAAAACTATGCACTAGATACACCAATTCAATATGAAGAAATTCAACATTGTGTAGATAATGTTCCATTTGGTGAACTTGATAGTGTTATCGCTGCAGAGTTTGAAAAACGATTAGAGATTGAACTCAAAGCGAAAAAACCACAAGAACCAGTAGAACGAGTTATAGAACAAGATACAGCATTAGAAGTTACACCATTTGTAGATGAAACAGAAACAGTAACATATGTTGTTAAAAATATTAACGCAAGACAACGGAAAGCAATCAATGATTTGTTGATTAAGTTAGGTGTGGAGTGGAGTGAGATTTAATGAATAAAAGCGAAACAATAACAGAGATAGCAAAGGCACTAGCTAAATTTCAATCGGAAGTATCTGATCCAGAACGCACAAAAGAAAATGCCTTTTTAAAAGCGAAATATGTAACGCTTGATAGTTTACTACAAACAGTAAGACCAGTACTTTCAGAAAATGGCTTGTCATTCTTGCAAGTACCATCAACATCAAAAGAGGAAGTAACTGTTGTTACTGTTCTGTTGCACACCAGCGGTGAGTGGTTTGAAAGCGACCCATTCACATTGCCATTAATGAAGAAAGACCCGCAAGGTGTAGGTAGCGTTGTTACATATGCACGCCGATATTCCTTATCCTCTATTCTTGGTGTGGCTTGGGATGAAGATGATGATGCACAAAGTAACAATGAAACAGAATTAACAAAACAAATACTACATGAAGTAACAGAACTTGTAAAAGTGAAAGGTGTTCAAAATGAAATGGTAGCATCTTACATAAAAACAACTTTCAACAAATCATCTTCAAAAATGTTAGACCTAACAGAGTTAAAGCAAGTTAAATCTTGGTTAATGTCGCTATGAAATGGAGCGTAAAAGGTATTGAACTATTACGTTCGACACTAGGTGTAATGGTAGTAATACCAGCACCACATGACAATGATCTATCAAAGATTACTACTGACAAAGAATACACAGTAGAAATCAAACGCAAAACTAAATCAAGAAGTCTAAATGCCAATTCTTATTGCTGGCTTATAGCACAGAAGATTGCAGTTGAGTTAAGCAAAAATAGCTACACAACAAAAGAAGATGTGTACAAAAAAGCTATAAAGGACTGTGGACATTTCACATATGTTCCAGTCCGTGAGGATGCAGTCGAACGCTACATAACGATATGGCAAGCACACGGCATCGGATGGATAGCAGAAGATGCGGGCGAATGTAAAAACCTAAAAGGTTATCACAATGTAATGTGCTACCACGGAAGTAGTGTATACACAGTTGCAGAGATGCAAAGGCTTATTGATTGCTTGGTTGATGAGTGCAACCAGCTTGGAATAAAACTTGATGATAGCGATTACATTCAATCGTTGGTTAAGGAGTGGGGGAATGAACAAACGAAAAAGGAATGACGATAAACTTTACAAAATAACAAGACCACAAGCTATCGAACGAGATAGTATAGATGGCTATCCGTGTTGTGTAATATGTGGCGCACCTGCTACAGAGGTACACCACATATTGCCTAGGGGTAGAGGCGGTACAAGTGAATTAAATAACCTAGCGTGTTTGTGTAGATATTGCCATGAAAACTTAGCACACGGAGTATTTGCAAAGAAAACCAAATTAAAGCTAGAAACAATCATTATGGAAAGGATGAAACAATATGAAAAGAATTGATGTTGTTGAACTATATGTTAAGAAACGCATTGAGAAATTAGAACAAACACAAGCCGAATACAAAGTAAATGAAAAAGAAATTACAGAGCTAAAGGATGTATTAGATGTGATTAATCAAACGAACCCAAATGTTAAATATGCCAGCGTTGGTAAAAGTAATGGTTAGCATATGAGCGAACCTAAACGATACTTTTGGTTGAAGTTGCACAAAGACTTCTTCCAAAGAAAAGAAATTAAACGATTAAGAAAGATTGCAGGTGGTGATACCTATACAATTATCTATCTCAAAATGTTACTACGTTCAATCATGAGTGATGGAAAACTTTACTTTGATGGACTTGAAGATGATTTTGCATCAGAGCTCGCATTAGATCTTGATGAAAAGGAAGAGAATGTACAAATCACTGTACAATACTTACTTAAAAGTGGACTACTTGAAATGTGTTCCGATGAAGAATACTACTTGCCTGATACAAAAGATAGTACTGGATGCGAAACTGCTGCGGCTAGCAGAATGCGTAAGTGCAGAGCAAAAAAAGAACAATTAGAGTGTAACAATGTTACACCAATGTTACAAAACGGTTACGGAGAGATAGAGAAAGAGTTAGAGAAAGAGATAGAGAAAGAGATAGAGATAATACATAGTCATGTTTCACATGACGATGTAGATAAATCTCACTTTGAAATTATCGAATATCTTAATCTAAAAACAGGTTCAAAGTTTAAACCTACAACTAAACCATATGTACAGGCAATTAGATCACGACTAAAAGAAGGCTATACGGTTGAAGATTTTAAAACCGTCATTGATAAAAAATGCCGTGAGTGGAAAGGTACAAAATTAGAAAAGTATTTAACACCGAAAACATTATTTGCACCTAGCCACTTTGATACGTATTTGAATAGTAATGAAATGGCAGCTATGACGGATACGGAAAGAAAAGTTGCAGAATTAAACGCACTAATTGATGCAGTAGAAAGGGGAACAGATGAAACCGGAAATATTGAAAGCTACGGGCCAACTATTGATATATCCGAATATTGACAATACAAAGGTTAAAATGTACGCCTATATGCTGGAGGATATCAACCCGGTAACTTTGGCCGAAGCAATCAAGCAATGCATTAATACATGTGAATTCGTTCCGGCCGTTGCAACTATCCGAAAAAAAGCGGCAGAAATATCCGGATATGTAAACGGCAAAGAGGAACGATTGATAGCGCAAAATGCATGGGAAGAAGTCAGAAAAGTTGCTAGTAGTTTTGGGTATGAAAAAGGTCTTAATGAACTTGAAGGTATTACAAGGCTTGCTGCTAAAACAATATGGCGTTTCTTTGATCCAAGAAATTGCCAAAGCTATAACGAAAGCGCGGCAATGAGTCAATTCTGTAAGGCTTATGAACAACTGGTAAAGCGTGAAGAAAAACGCATAGAAATTGCGGAAAGCATCAAAAGTAATGGATTACTATCAGAAGCACGGAAACGTGCAGAACTCAATATGCCACCTCAAACAGAAATTAAAATGCTTGATAATGGGCATTTAGTTGAAGTTGAAAGGTT